GCATCATTTAAATCTTGTTTGATATCTGCCTCATTATATTTGGCAGACACCACAGGTAAATTTGTTTTTTCCTCTTTAACCGTGGGTGTCACATCAAATATTTCTTCCATGTTTTTATTAAATGTATTCATCTATAAACTTTTAGTAATATTTAAATTATTATGTATCTGGATAAATATCCATTTGATTACCAGATCGAGTAATTTCTTTAGCTAAATCTGTTCTTCTAATAAAAACATTATAGTTTATCAAAAATTCATCACTAGAAGGGGTGTATCCAGTATATGTTGCGTTAATTGTTACTCCAGAAGTCAATGGATAATAAGAACTTTTAACATTCAATGATTGGGGTACACCAGCAATTGAAAATACTCCTGTACCACTACCATAAATATCCAAAGTGGTTGCAGTTACGGCAATTTCATATGCAGAAGCCACTGGAGTTGTTGTGAACCACCTAGTGGGGCCGTCGGACTCGGCCGCAGCAGTTATAGTACCATTTGCATTGAAAGTTACAGATAAAGTATTTGTAACAAAAGTATATTGATTAATAAAATCTGATGAATTGAAAGCTAAATCGGTATCACCAAGAATACTAAAAGAAGTTATCTTAACTCCTCCACCAATTGTAATGCCTGGTCCAATTTTCATTTTTAAGACATTCCTATAAAATCAATTATATTTATTGGATATTGCTCAATATCACCGGTAAGCGATCTAATGTTTTGTGTGTATGGTGAATTATTACCCCTTCCCAGAATTGTAGAAGAATTACCAAGAGTTAAATTTAAAAATAAAATTCTACTACCACTTGAATAAGTAAATTCATCAATATCTGTCATTTGACTACTGTAAGATTTATAACCATTTATTCTTACTACTGCACTTGATTGAGTTAACCCCACGTTACCAGTAAGTCCTGTATTACCAGCTAATCGAACATCGCTGGCATTTTTAAGATAACGCAAATCAACACTATCTAGAGTAGCTGAAAAATCAGCTAAAGTTGTATTTGAACATCTAAATTCCGAAGAAACATTTATTGTTGGTGATATGGGCATATACCAATCAGATCCGCCTCCTGAAAGAACAGTCACCTGAGAGTTAGCATTACTTGTTGCTCGCCAACCATCAAAAATAAAATCTGTGCCGGTTCCGGCAGAAATATAAGGACCAAAATTGCCTTGCCAATATGGTCCCCGCATTATAAAAAATACATCATTGCCGGTATCAGATCCATAATATTGTCCATTTTGGCAGGCAAAAACTGTATAACGTATGGTAGAACCAGATCGTACATAGATATCAGTTCCGCCGGGACTACTATCTTGGCCTTGAGCGGTTGTTCCCATACAAACAATATTATCACTTCCTATAGAACTGGTAGTGATATTCATAGACAAAGTATTTGAATAATTGTAAATAATTCCTGCAGAAGAATTATTAGTTATATTAAATCTTGTATTGCCTCCATACACAGCTAACCAAGGGTTTGAAACATTACTATTAATTCGAATTGTTTTTGTAAATTCAGAACTGCTATTTGCTAGGTAAATATTAACATTGTTTGAGTAAACAAATTCTGTGGTTGTATTAACAATTGGTGCAATAAAAATATATAAATTTGAAGTGCCATCTAATGTTGCTGCATCAAGACTTTCATAACCTCCAGGTCCCACATAACGAACAGTTTTAGTTGCAAAATCACCATCATCAGAAAAAAAAGTATATTCTGGTTGTACTACAAATGCACCTGTATTAGTAAAAACCAAACTTGAGCCAATTTGCCTATAAAAATATTGGCGAATAGGATTAATAGTTATACCTGTTCCAATTGTAATGCCTGATCCAATGTTCATTATGTATTAGGAAATTCTGTTATTGTGGTGGTATATGTATAATCAACATTGGCGTTAGCTGTATTAGCCGTTGTGGGATTAGGCACAACAGTAATTGTGGCCATTTTTTCTGCTGGCACAACGTAAGAAGTAAATTGATAATTTGAATTTGTTTTTGTGCCTATAATACGTGCATCAGATACAAAATTACCTTGTATGTTGGTCAAGTGTAATATGTTATTGGTCCACAAAACAACACGACCTGATGCCGTAGATTCTTGTGCTGAATATCCTTGATATACAATTTCACCAGTTTGATATTTTCCTGTGCCGGTATTGGCCATATTAAATTGAACAACATCAGTTGATAAAATATCATTATATATGTTTGTAATTGAAGTTCTAATTTGACCTGTTTGTGTAGTTTTACCAAACACATAACCTTTAACAGTAAAACTTAAAGTCCAAATAATCATACGAGTTTCGGATTCTTTATCGCCTTCATAAACAATGTCGTGTGTTGTACTGTTTAACACAACAGGTATTTCTTTAACAATACCCATTTCAGGAATTAAATTTAATTTAATTGTATAATCTGGTGCAAAGAATGGTAAAATATGTTCAATGATTTGTGTACCATCTTCTATGTTTCGTACATAGATGTAAAGATTAAAATCAAAATTATATGGTACAGGATTATATTGTGAAATTAATCCAGTAGTTGTTTGTGCAAATTGTTTAAAATTAGTATTTTGTTTACGAGAAGAATCGTAAGAAAGACCGGCCATTTCAAAAGACATTCTTGGTAATGCTATTTGAATTTTTTTATCTAAAGTTGGATCATCGTCTAAACGTCTTACATATAATTCTTTTGTTGCATACACAATAGGTACCAACATACGTTCAGCTTCTGTTAAATCTGGATTATAACGAACTAGGGTAATATTGTTGAATAGGTTACCAAACCCAATAACCATCTTTCGAATAATTCGGTTATATGAAATATTGGCCATTAAATTTCTCCAAATGGATTGGTTTCAGAGAAATCTATAATTGCATCTGCTTGAGTATTAATATACTTGTTGTCATAACTTTCATTATAAGAATTATCTAGTTGTGAATCATAAGAAGTTAATATGTAACGTGCATTACTTGATGCACCAATAATTACAACATTATTTGTAAACTCACCAGAAATATTACTGATCATTAGAGAATTGGCCGATGGTGTCCAAGCTTGTACAATTGCCACAGAAGTGGCGTTGGCTTCAGTTTGGTCTGCGGCTTGATATACTGTTTCGTTTATTATATAATTATTTGCATTACCAGTTTTTGCGCCAGTAACCAACTTAATCATGTAACCAGAATCATTAACAATCATATCAATATCCTTAACACCAGTATCAATAATTTCTTGAGCATACTTAAATTTCTCAAGGCGTAACTCATAAAAATATGGTTGCTTACGACCTAACATATGAAAATCTTTTGCTTGCTCAGTAAATGTTATTTCATATAATTCACCAGTACCATTTAAAAATGGCACATAGACTAAATCACCTTCCCTTGGTCGTGTGAATGTATTTTGTGGAACTCGTTGTTGGAATGTCCTACGAGAAACAGATACCGTCACCACATCTTTAATTTCTAAACCAAATTTGGAGAAAAACTCTTGTTGACCTTGGTAATCCATTACATCACCAGAAAGGTACATTTCTAATGGAAAAGCTGATTTGAATTTTTTAACTGGATCTTCACCATATAATATATCTCTATCTTCTGGATTTTCTATAGGCAAATAGAATGCATCAAAACCCATGATTTGCATGGATTCAACAATTAGATCCTCTATTACTCTTTGTTCGGCAGTAGAGTTGTAGTTATTAAAATATACACTTGTTGGCATATTAGTTCATCATAAATTCTAATGGAGCACCATACTCATTTTGCATTTCGGTTTCCAGCTTCTCAATTTCACCTACCGCTTCTTCATAAATCTTATCACCATTAAGTGTGACACCACCTGGTAACTGTAAGCCAGAAAACTTTTTGAGGTTGTTTCCCCATGTTCGTTTAATTAAAGCGGTAGTGTATTCTTTTAACCAACGGTCATTCCACACACGATTATATGTTGTGGCATCAATACAAGCATAACATTCGGCAACTACAATTGTACCCGCTGGTGCTTCAGATGCTCCCCATGCCCAATCAATAAAGAGTTTTCCCATATGTCGTTGGAAACGAATAGGAACTTCTCCACTAAACAATAACTCCAGTGAACGTAAATGCTGTTGAGTTAAGGTATAATTGACGTATGATGCGGAGGTGAAGTCGTAGAGTTCGTTTAGACGGAGTTGATACCGCAGGTCAAACATATTAATAGTTGCCTGAGAATCTTGAACTGGAAAAATACGAGTAACGCCAACAATGTCCAAAGGAACATTGGCAGAATCTAACACATTGGTTAAATTCAAATATTGATTATTGACATCGGTATCCGTAATCCTTCGAATATAATAGATTTTTTGGAGACCATCAAAGTGGTAGTCTTGCCAATATTGAATGGCATCAT